AAGCGGACAGCGAAGAACCTGAGCTTTACCGAGAACCTGAAGGTTTACAACCGAAAGCATCACGGCGCTTTCAGGATTTGGTGGCTGATAATAAAACAAAAGATCATGAAATTTCTCAAGCAAAAGAAGCTGTAACACAGATTCAAAAAACAGTTAGTGATTCTGGTCTTACTGCGGAAGAATTTGCTGTTTTGCTTGATTACGGTAAGTTGGCGACATCTACAGACCGTACAATGAAAGAACATGCTCTCCAGTTTGCCAGAGGTGAAGTACGAAGGTTATCTCAGGAAATGGGAGTCGAAGTAGAAGGAGTTGATCTATTAGATGACTTTTCAGACCTGAAAGAACAAGTCGATAACTATGAACTGTCGAGAGATCATGCTGTTGAACTTGCAAATAGTAGGCGTAAACAACAGCGTACTGAGCAACAGACACAAGTAGCTCAACAACGACAACAGGTACAGAACCAACAAGTAGGGGTAACCCAAGACGCGGCAGTAAAAATACAGTCTTTTATGGATACAAAGAAAAAGACTGATATTGATTTTGCGGCCAAAGAAAAATACTTGTTGAATCAGGTGGAGTCTATACAAAAGAACTACCCACCTAATCAATGGCCTGCAGTTGTTGAACAGCTTTATTCTGCTGTTGGTTCAATGGCATCAACTCAAACAGAGCAAGTGAAAAAAACCGCACAAGCTCCATTATCGCCAAGCGGTAATACTTCTGGGCCAGCAAGTGCTGGAAGTATGGCAGACGCAATAATGACAGAATTGAGTGGTTAAATATTAATGGCATAATACTACGGAGGTTGACATGCCTTTTACTACCGAAGAGTTATCGATTGCTGGTAAAACAGCACTTGATTACTATATGAAGAACAAACCGGTAGATCAGATTTCCCAAGAGCGAGTTTGGTACAAAAAACTTCAGGGCGGGAAAGGATCGATGCCGGGTGGCAAGCAAAATGCAGTTGTTCAACTGCGTTATCGCTACCAAAATAATTTTTCGTTCTTTAACGGGCGAAAAATTGTTACTTACAACAATCGTTCCACGATTGAGCAAGCCACATTCCCGTGGAGAGCTTGTCATGATGGATTTACTCTGGATGAAGATCGTTTGATCCAGAATGGTATTTCTGTTACTGACAATAACAAACGTGGACGAGTTCACAGTAAAGCTGAAGTAGTTCAGCTAACAAATCTTCTTAACGAACAGATCGAAGTTCTTGATTTGGGTTGGGAAGAACAAATGGATCAGTTCTTGCTGAAAGATGGCTCCGGTTCTACGGATGACATCGAAGGTTTGGACTATCTAATTGCAGTTAACCCGACTACGGGTACGGTTGGCGGGATTGATCGTTCTGTATCGGCTAACTCATGGTGGCGTAATAACTACGCAACTGGTATCACCACAGCTACCGACACTGGTACTATTATTGACGTAATGGAAACCCAGTGGCGTAACTGTACTAAGAATGGTGGCCGCCCTAATTATATTATGGCGGGTACTGATTTTATGGACGGTTACAGAAATTTTCTGTTGAAAACATACAGCACCATTCAGATCAATAATGGTTCTATGATTACAGCAGAAGGTGGAACTGACAGGATTCAGTTCAAAGGTGTTCCGATTATTTGGAACCCAACCTTTGATGATCTTGGTGGGACTTTTGCAAAACGCTGTTATTTTCTGAATATGAACTATATTCAGATGAAGGAGATCGATGGTCAGGGAAAAATTAGTAGGAAGCCACCCAGACCTTACGATCGGTACGAACACATGTGGGGATTGACCTCACGGTTTGCTGTATGTATGACAAGAGCAAACGCACATGCGGTGCTTGTACTTGCATAACAAATAAGCGGGCAGTCTGGTGTGTTAGCACATCAGACCCCGTTAATTCTCTCCCGGCTGAAAGGCCCTTCTGGAGCTTTTCCGGTAGAAGTCATGATCCGACTTCGTGGATCGCTGGGATAGGCTGGGAGGGGATATATTTGTTTAAAAACACTTTTGGGAGAATTTTATGAGAGCCAAGCAATGTGATGTCACAATCTTTAAGAGCATAGAAGTTACTATCGCAAAACAGATATATGAACACGAAATAAAAATTTTAGAACAGATATTTGGTGATGGCAATGTCAAGAAGTATGTAAAATATGAGTACCATTATCCAAAAGATAAAAAATACCAAGTACAAAATAAAGACCCTGTTGTTCATAAGGTGCAAGAAATAGAATACGAATCTGAATATTCAAGATTGCAGACAGCTTATGGGGTCATAGAAGGCACAGAATTGATGTCTAATGTTGAATATGTTTATGGACGAATGGAAGACCGCCGTTTAGAAAAAGAGAACAACGAAAAATACGCTGGTCAATATATTACTCCAGATGCGTTTGATGAAGAAGAAGATGATGTCATTGACATGAATTACAATGAAATGACAAACAGAGAACTAAAAGACCTCTTAGATGATATGGGAATAAAATACAAGCCCGTATCAAAGAAAGAAGTTTTAGTTGATTTAATCGAAAAAGCAGACAAAGGCGAATTGGAGACTGTTAGCTGATGGCTTTACCAACTTCAAGAAATTTAGGTTCTTTACGTCAAGAACTGAGAGATAGACTTGGGTTCGCCGCACTTGGTTCTTCAGCAGGAATCAATACGGCGATTCTTGATTCATTTTTAAGACAGGCTCAAGAACAACTTTATTGGGAATATATCCCGAGAATCCATATAGGCACAGATGAGATTGTTACTCAAGATGGGCAGTTGAAATATGATTGGCCAGATGACTGTAACCCAGATCGCTTGTTAATAGTAACCGCCCGTGATACGACAGCGGCTACTCCAAGCAGATGGCCTTTGATTGAAGGGATAGAGTATTTCCATGATGATTTCGTTACGCCAAAATCACAACCATCACGTTATGAACGTAGAGATCAAATAGAGATTTGGCCTTCGCCGGACAGCAACAAATACAGAATTGATCTTGAATATGTAAAAAGACTAAATGCTTTTAGCGTTGATACTGACAAAGCCACGCTTGATTCTGATTTGATTTTGATATTAGCTTTGGCAAACGCTAAATCACATTATCGTCATGAAGATGCGGCTGTTTATGGCAGTCAATTTACTCGCATGCTTGAAAAGATAAAAGGCGGGACGCATGGTTCAAAGCGTTTTATCCGCGGAAGTGGCAAATATAAAAATCAGTACAATCATTATTTTGACCATCACATGAAACATTATCACTTGGATGACGTTTAATGCCTATTGTTACTTATGATGATTTCAGCATAGGAAAAGACCTAAGAAAAGGTGCGTCTGTTGCTGATGCAAATAGATTGAGAGAACTGAAAAACGGATATGTGACTACTGGTAAAGCTATTAAGAAGCGACCGGGGACTGAGAAAATAGCTACTCTTGAGTCAGGCACAATTGGTATATTTGCCGCAGGCGGGGTTCTTAATACATTTACAACAGATGGTACTGTAACTCATGCAAATGTAACACGACCAGTCAAATACAGACCAGAGGGAGATCCTGCATTAAATGACGCTACGAGCGGTGGAACTTATACAGGTACTTTAAAAACAAAGTTTGTTATAGAAATTGATAGTACGGGAACACCAGATACGTTCAAATGGCAGAAACAGTCTGGAGGAGTAACAACTGGAGTTTCTATTACTGGTTCTGCTCAAACATTAACTAACGGAGTGCAGATTACTTTTGCCGCTACAACTGGGCATGCACTTGGAGATAGATGGGAAATAGAAGCATTTAAAATAACCCCAAATCAGGTTGCTGGTTCAAATGTTGATCCAGCTACATTTACTGGTTCTGGATTGAACGATTTATCATCTGGGGGAGGTTACACGG